CACTGGTAGGTCACTTGTCAATAAGACTATCACTTTGTTTGTGGATGGAGTTGATGAGGTAGATTTGGCCCTATGGGAAGGCACAAGGGTTGGCCCAGATTTGTCTATTAGAAAAAGATATATAGAATTACCATCAACACCAGTTGCAAGCGTTTCATCAATATCTAGCTTTGGTGATGATGATACAGAAACAACATTTGCTTCTACTAAGTATTTTGTAGACACAGTAAGAGAACCTGCAAGAGTATATTTAAGGGATGGGGAAGCATGGCCCAGTTCTCTCAGAGTAGCTAATGGATTGAAAATTGTTTATGTGTCTGGGTATGGAGCATCTAGGACAGACATACCAGAAGCTATAAGATTAGGTATCATGCAGATTATAGCCTTTAATTATGAGCACAGAGGAGATCATGAGGGGGTTCTTAGGCAACCGTCTATGGTTCAATCTTTATTACAGCCATATAGGAAGTTAAGCTTTTCTAACAACCCATTTGGTACAGGAAGTGGGACTTACTGATGGGAATATTTGATTTTATCACTGATAGATTTAAAACGATAGAAAGGAAAGAGTCTCCGATGGTTATGTATCAGTCTGGGTACAATATCAAAGAACGGAGCTATGATTACAAAAAGATTGCCAAAGAAGGTTATCAAGAAAATGCTATTGTTTTTAGATGCGTCAATGAGATAGCACATGGAGCATCTGCTGTAGACTTATGTGTTTATCAAGGGGATGTAAAGCTAGACCAACATCCATTAATAGATTTATTAAATAGACCTAACCCACAGCTTGCAGGGAATGAATATTTTCAAGCTCTTTACTCTTTTCTTCTTCTATCTGGGAACTCTTATGCAGTTTATTCGTTAATAGGGGGTCAACCAAGAGAATTATATCTACTAAGGCCAGACAGAATAAAGATAGTACCCAGTAAGACACACATACCATCAGCATTTGAGTATCATGTAGATGGAAGGCTTGCTAATCGTTATGACGTAGATAGCGAGACTGGACAGTCAGAAGTAAAGCATTTTAAGATGTGGAATCCACTTGATGATTACTACGGATTATCTCCAATACAAGCGGCCTCTGCTGACATTGATCAACACAATCACGCGGCAAGACATAATCTTGGGTTGTTAATGAATGGAGCAAGACCATCTGGAGCAGTAGTATTTAAGCCTAAAGATGAGACTGGTATGAACTTACAGTTGAGTGAGTCTCAAAGGCAACAGCTTATGACAGATTTAAATATGAGGTTTTCTGGTGCGAATAATGCAGGAAGACCAATGTTGTTAGAGGGTGACTTTGATTGGAAAGAGATGGGGTTTAGCCCTAAAGATATGGATTTCCTAGAGTTAAAGAATATGAGTGCTAGAGATATAGCATTATGTTTTGGTGTGCCATCACAATTAGTAGGTGTCCCAGACAGTCAAACCTATAACAACGTATCAGAAGCACGACTAGCTTTGTATGAAGATACAATCATACCTCTCATAAGAAGAGTAGAGAGTGATATGAATGAGTGGTTAGCACCCAGATTTGGAGATGATATAAGTATAAGATATGACATAGACTCCATACCTGCTATGGCAGAAAGAAGAAAAAAGACCTATGAGAATGTCGTTCAAGCTGTCAGAGAGGGCATTATAAGCCGTAATGAAGCAAGAGAAAGACTAGGATATGAGCCAATTGATGGTGGGGATGATGTATATATACAAGCAAACCTATTTCCTCTTGGCTCACCAAGTGTAGCACCTGCTGAAGGAGAAACAGCAGAAGACGATGATAAGGACTTCGATTACACAGAAGAAAAAGCAGAGATAGAAAAAGATGTCTTTACAACAGAAGCAGAAGCAAGAGAACGAGCAGAGGAGATAGGGTGTGTAGGGTTTCATAGCCATAATGATGATGGCACGATAATCTATATGCCCTGTCAGAGCCATCAAGAGTATGAAGAAATAACTGGTGACCCATTAGAGAGGGAAAAGGCAGAGAGTGATGTAGATACAACACCGAATGATGGTATGGCATCAGAAGCCAGAAAAGGATTAGACTGGAGAAGAGAATTTAAAAGGGGTGGAACAGCAGTAGGAGTTGCCAGAGCACGACAGCTTATGAACAAAGACAGGCTATCCCCATCAACAGTTAGAAGAATGTACAGCTTTTTTTCAAGGCATGAGGTCGATAAGCAAGCAGAAGGATTTAGGCAAGGTGAAAAAGGATACCCAAGTGCAGGTAGAATAGCATGGGCACTATGGGGTGGTGATGCAGGGTTTTCTTGGTCAAAGAGAAAAAGAGATCAGTTAGATGCAGAGAAGTCAGAGGACTTTGACATAGAAGAGTTCTTTCAAGAAGATAAAGCTGAAATATCAGCAAGAATGAAAAAAGCTTTAGAAAATAAAGTAAAAGACCATAATGATAAACACGGAGACAAAAAGGGCAAGAGAGTCACTCTTAGAATGCTCTCAGCAGTCTTTAGAAGGGGTGTAGGAGCTTATAACACCAACCCACAGAGTGTAAGACCCAGTGTAAGTAATTCTGACCAGTGGGCATTAGCGAGGGTCAACGTCTTTTTGGGAGCAGTTAGAACTGGAAGATTTAAGCGTGGTAAATTTGACCGTGACCTATTACCAGAAGGTCACCCCCTCAAAACAGATAAGTAATTTCTTTTTGAGTTCAATTACCTGTTCGGTTTGTGGTCACGATAAAGTCAAGGTAGAGGATATGTTACGTTGCTATTACTGTGAGAGATTTTATTATGATATGCACCCAGAGTGGATAGACCATGTTTTAAAAAGAGAAAAAGACGATGAAGATACAGACGAAAAGAAGAGGTAAGATACTTTCAGCCAGAAAGTCTATTATAGAGCAGACTAGATTAAGACAAGGCTTTGAAAGACGTTTGTATAAGCAGTTAGTAGGATTTTTTGATAAGACTGGTAGACAAGCAAGTCGTGAGATACAATCTGGTAAGTTAGAGCTTAGAGACTTAACAGAAAATTTATCTCAAATATTATTACCTCATTACAGAACAGTTATAGAATCTTTTGCTAATAGGTTTGTATTTACAAAAGAAGAGAACCAATGGGAAAGAATGATTCGTAACTACATCACGACACAGGGTGGAGCAAAGATTACTAGGATATCTGGCACAACAAGAAACAAGATTAACAAGATAGTATCAGATGGACAGGTAGAAGGATTTGGGGTCGATAAGATTGCTAAGAACATAAGAACTCAGATGTCAGAGCCATTTACACGGTATAGATCAGCACTTATAGCCAGAACAGAGACACACAATGCTTCTAGTCATGCCAATCAAGCCGTAGCAGAGAGCTATGGAGTGCCCATGAAGAAAAGATGGGTGTCAACTAACGATGAGAGGACAAGAAGCCACCACAGTGCTATGAATGGTGTCGAGGTCGATATAGAAGCTGACTTTAATGTCCCCTATAAAGGTGTGACCTACAAGATGAAACACGCAGGTGACCCAAGAGGTGGCCCTGCAAACGTAATTAACTGTCGATGTGTTATCCTCTATGTAGAGCCAGATGATTTTGTTATTGATGAAGATACACCTGTGGAAGAACCAGTACAGCCAAGTCAACCTGTGGGTGACATTAATAGAGATAGGTCTGTCTCCCCTAAAGATGCGAGTGTTACATTTGGTTCAATAAATCTACTGAGTAGAAATGTTGCAGTATCCAGATTAGATGATGATCTGGCAAAAGCCAACACTAGGGAAGGATATTTCAATGTAGACACTGGACATTTTAGTGGTGCAAATCCACAAACATTTGGCAAGGTAGCAATGGCACAAAACTTTACTGAAGAATCTTTATCTACAATGGTTGCCCTTAAGCCAGAGCTTGATGCACTCACGGAAAAATTTGGTGTTGCAAAAATAAGAAGTATGGATGGAAGGAAAGGCTCAAAGTATAATATGGCAATGGGTGACGGTGTGCTCTATATCAATCCATCTTACATTAATGGTCTGACACAAAACATGAAAGTAGGTACAGTTGCCGAAAGATTGTCTAACCCAAAAAGAAGAAGATTGAATGAAGTAAATGAAGAAATTCTTTCTAT